CCCTGGGTGGCCCCTACGCCCCGCCGCCGGAGTGGGCGGTCGCGATGGATGGCGAGGAGGCCGGGATGCCGCAGATGGCGTGGGTGTTCTTCCGGCAGCGGCAGGAGATCGTGGCGCCTGTCGCGGCAGGGGTGCCGGGGGCGTTTCAGAGGGCCGGGCGGTGAGCGTGGCCTGCGCCTGCGACCGCCCTGGGCGCGGGAGGGCCGCCGCCTGCGGTGATGTCCGCGCCGCGCGCGGTGCCACGGTTGGGCTCGCGGGCGCGCCGGACGGCCGCGTGGTCGCGGTCTGCCGCTGCGCCTGCCACGACGCCGCGGCCGACCGGCGCGAGGTGCGTCGGCCCCTAGACGAGCGCGAGGGCCGGCGGCGTGGGTGATTGGCTGGCTGACGCGCTCCCCTCTGCCTATGGTCTGCCGATGCGTAACCCGCCACCGCCGATTTGCCGATGCTGCCACGACGCCGCGACCCGGCAGGCGCACCGCGACCTGGGCTTTGTGCGGTGCCAGTTCTGCGGCCTGTGGTTCGCGGTGCCCCGGCCGAAGGCGCCACCCGCACCGCCGCCGCCGAGGGTTTCACGGTGAAACAGTCGAGGGGGTATTGACAACCGCCATTCTGGCGCCGTAACCTATCCGGCGACGGCAGGAAAGACGGGCGCCGTTCCGCAGCCGGCTAGAACCCGGCGGCGAGACCAGCGGCCCAGCAGCGAGGCGCCGAGCGCCGCCGTAGGTGGCTCGGCAGCGACGTAGGCGACGCGACCGCTAGAACCGGCGCGGAGGCTACCACCGATTGACCTGAAGAGGTCCGGGGTGTCTCCGCGCCGCACGTGTTTTTAGGCGTTCCCTCCCCGGGCGAGGAGGGGCGCGAATGCCCACCGTCCAGGAGCTGCGCGAGCGGCACCAGAACGCAGTCAAGCTCGGTCGCGCGATCGCCGAGGCCGCCGAGGCCGCGAAGCGCGACCTCACGAAGGAGGAGGTCGAGAACGCCGGCAAGTACTTGGCCGACGCCGACCGCCTCGCCGCCGAGATCCGGGTGCGCGACGGGCTCGAGCGCCACGGCCAGCAGCTCGCGGCCTCAACTGGCGTATCCGCTGCGGCCCAGCAGCCGACGACCCGCGCCGACCCCGGCGCCGAGGACCCCGACGAAGACGGCGACATCAGCTACCTCGCCGACATCAAGGATCCCAAGGAGCGCAGGAAGACGGAGGCGGTCAATGCCTGGCTGCGCATCCAGTGGCTGCGCGCCATGGGCTCGCCCGGCGGCTCGTTGTCGGAGCCGCACCAGCGGCTCCTCTTTCCCCGCCATTACCGCGCCACGGCCGAGGCTATCATTCACGCCTCAACGCCTGACCAGCGGGCCGTCGAGCAGCACGCCGCCCTCCAGGTCGGCGTGGACATCTCCGGCGGCATCCTGGTGCCGCCGCAGTTCTCGGCCTCGATCGTCTCGGCCGAGAAGGCGTACGGCGGCATGCTCGACGTGGCCTACAGTTTTGAGACCACCGACGGCGCGCCGCTCCCGATCCCGACCGACAACGACGTCAACAACATGGGCGCGTTCGTCGGCGAGGCGCAGCTCCGCGACGAGCTCGGGGTCACGGTCGCCGCCGTCCCGCTGGGTGCCTACGCGGTTCATTCGCATTTCGTCAAGGCGTCGCTAGAGTTCTTGCAGGACGCCGCCATCGACGTCCAGGCGTGGCTGACGAAGAAGTTCGGCGTCCGCATCGCGCGGCGCCTCAACCTGGCCTTCACGACCGGCACCGGTCCGGGGCGCCCGCAGGGCATGGTCCCGCAGTGCGTCTCGGGGGTCACGACCGCGTCGCCGACGGTCGCCGTCTTCGACGAGTACATCAGGCTCAAGCACAACGTCGACCCCGCCTACCGCAAGGAGAACCCGAAGTGGATGCTCAACGATGGGTCGCTGCTGCTCGCGAAGCTCCAGAAGGACAACCAGAACCGCTACCTGTGGCAGAGCGGCGTCGCGACCCGCGAGCCCGACATGATCGACGGTGACCCGTACGTGGTCAACCAGGACATGCCGGCGATGGCCGCCGGCCTGACCCCGGTCGCCTACGGCGCGATGCAGCACTACTGGCACCGCAAGGTCATGGGCTCGACCATGATCGTCCTCCGCGAGCGGTACGCCGAGCTCGGCCAGGTGGCCTTCCTGGCTACTGAGCGCCACGACGGCGCCCTCATCGACGCCGGCACCCACCCCGTCAAGGTCATGACGATGCACGCCTAGTCCTCGGGCGCTCAAGGAGATAAACGAAGATGCCCGCGATCAACTTCTACACCCGAAACAAGGTGGTCATCCTCAACGGCGCGGCCGCGGCCGGTACCGGTACGATCACTCCGGCGAACGGCGTGGACTGCTCCGGCTTCGATTCGGTCTTCCTGCTGGCGGTCTTCGGCGCCGTGTCGGCGACCTCGGTGACCGGCCTGCAGGCTCAGGCCAGCAACGACAACGCCGTGGCCGACCCCTACTCAGCGATCGGCGGCAGCAACGTCGTCGTCCCCGTGGCCGCCGGGCCGCTGGCGGTCGCCATCGACGTCCACCGGCCGATCAAGCGCTGGGTGCTGCCGGTCGTGACCCGCGTCACCGCCAACGCGGTGCTGGACTGCATCGTGGCGTTCCTCTACAACGCGCACGGCGCCGTCCCCGGCATCCCGGTCGGGCTGGACGCAACCGTGGCTGCCATCAACTTCCTGGCCGACAGCTCGCCGCTGGGGGCGGCGTAGCGCCATGGGCGCCAAGAGCGACAGCACCTACTCGGGCGCCGTCCACGGCGACGCGACCGGCACCGGCAGCTGGGTCGTCGAGAACGTCCCCGGCCGCCGCGGCGTCGTCAACTTCACCGACTCGGCTGGTCTCCAGGTCGCGGAGACCGAGTGCGCGCCGGCGCTGCTGGCGCTGGCCCAGGCCGGCACCGACGCACTCGCCAACGTCGTCGCCAGCACCGCCCCGGATCTTCTGATCGCGTTCGGCACGGTCGTGCTCGGCGGCTCCAACCCGACCGTGGTCGTGACCGGCCTCGCCACCATCGTCGGTGGTCTGGTCGTCTCCCAGCAGGCCACGGCGCCGGGGCTCGACCCGACGACCTTCACCTGCGCGCCGGACGCCACCCCGGGCTCGCTCGACATCTTCGCCTGGAAGCCGACTGACGTCACGCACCCGGCGCTGGTCGCCTCGACCAACAACGCGGTCACCGTGGCCTGGGTGGCCTGGGGCATCGGCGCCTAGCGCATGGGCTGCTCCGTCCTCGTCCCGTCCGCCGCGCCGCTCGCGCTCGTCGACCTGGCGACCGTGAAGGCGCGGCTGGGCATTGACCTCTCCGACACCTCGGAGGACGCGGTGCTCTCGGACCTGATCCTGGAAGCGTCGCGGTCCATGGAGAGCTACTTCGGGGGGCTGGACCGCCAGTTCCCCAGGCAGACCTATTACGAGCAGGTCGCCGGCATGGGCAAGCCGTACCTGCTCCTGAGCCAGTACCCGGTGGACCGCGACTCGGTAACGGCCTCGATCTACACCTATTCGGTCCAGAGCTTCTTCCGCATCCACGACGAGCGGATCGGGAAGCTCTTCATCTGGGGGAGCTGGGGTGAGACCGGCAGCTGGTCCGGCGGCGGGGGGTTCAACTTGCCGTCGAACGTGACCTACGGCGACGACTTGACGGTGGACGTCCAGTACACCGCCGGCTGGCTGCTGCCGGGCCAGGTCTCGACCTGGAAGCCGAGCACCGCCTACGCCGCCGGCGCCTGGGTGCGGCCGGCGACGGTCGGCATCTCGCCGCTGCTGTTCCAGTGCACCGCGCCCGGGACCTCGGGGGCGACGGAGCCGGCGTGGCCGGTGCCGGTGCCGGTCGTGACGCAGAACCTGTGGCACCAGGTCGCGAGCCGGTTCCCGGTCGCGGACGGTACCGCCGCCTGGATCTCGGCCGACGCGCACGAGTTGCCGCTTGAGCTGCGCGGCTGGTGCGCGGCGGTGGTGCGCGACCTCTTCCTGCGCCGCAACCTCCCGAGCGGTGTGACCTCGGTGGACACCGACGGCACCCGGCACGGCTTCGCGCCGATCAGCGTCGAGTCCGAGCTACCGCACGGCGTCATGGCTGGCCTGGATCGGCTGGCCGAGGGGCGGATGTGACCCTGGACCTGACGCACTCCGCGATCGCCTACCTCGGCCGCGGCGCGAAGGCGTCGCTGCGGAAGCTGAACCGTTTGAAGGGCGCGAACGGTAAGGCGACTTCGACGGTGGCCGTCAACGGCGCCCACGCCGCCGGCGCCTCGACGGTGGCGCTCGACGGCGCAACCGGGGTGCTGCTGCGGGCGCTGCCGTTCGCGGTCGCCGGTGATCCAACGACCTACAGGCCGACGGTGGACGCGCCTCTCCCGGGCGCGGTGCCGATCGCGCCGGCGCTGGCGCAGCCGGCGGC